TCCGTCCTGAGTGTGCTATCGAACTTGTTTCCTAACTTAGGATTCTCTCTTCGGTGTTGGGGAGGTTTGGATTCGTTCCACTCCCCTTCACTGATATTTTTATTTATTAAGCTATGGCACTGACAACGAAACTAGAAGCAGTAAACATAATGATCTCTGTAATAGGAGAATCACCTGTTAATACTTTAAGCGGAACAAGCGTTCCTGTAACCGTTACCCAAGCAGTCCATGCGTTAGATGAAACTAGTAAAGCTATCCAATCAGAAGGATGGCATTTTAATACAGAGTATGATTATCCACTAGTACCAGATGCTAGTACAAGTAAGATTACTCTTCCCCTTAATACTTTAAAGGTAGACTTAGACCCTGAGATATACACGGACTCTGATCCTGTGCAACGAGGTACTAAGTTATACGACAGGAAGAACCACAGGGAAACTTGGACCAAGGACTTGAAAGCTATCATTACTTTTGAGTTGGACTTTGAAGAACTACCAGAACAATTTAGACATTACATAGCTGTTAAATCAGCTAGAATCTTTGCTGCTAGGTTCTTAGGTAGTCGTGAGATAGAAGGATTTGCTTTGAGAGATGAGATAGAAGCAAAAGCTAGAGCTATTGAAAGCGACTCTGAGAATGCAGACAGAACTATCTTTGATAACTACAGCGTACTAAGAGTACTTGATAGGTAAAGATGCCACTGCTTAACACCAGTATTCCTAACCTTGCCCAAGGTGTATCACAACAACCTGACAATTTAAGATACCCTGGACAGTGTGATGAACAAGTAAATGCTTGGTCAACTGTAGTAGAGGGACTTGTTAAAAGACCTAACAGTAGGTTCTTATATGACACAGGACTAGGTGCTGATATAAGTACTAATTTATTCAGTCACTATGTGGACAGGGACGATGAGAACCAATACCTGATTACCTATGACTCTACCAATAAACTTCGAGCATTTGATCTTACTGCTGTAAGTATAGGTGCTGCTACTATTTCTATTAGCGTTGAGGACTCTACTGCTAGTTTGTATCTTACAGGTGCTACTAACCCTGTTAAAGACCTCAGAGCGTTAACCATTGCAGACTCTACCTTTCTTGTTAATAAGACTACAGATGTAGCTAAGGTTACGGATTCAGAGTTAAAGACTCAACCGTTAGAGAAAGAAGCTTTAATATTTGTTAAACTAGGAGACTATGATAAAGCTTACAGTATTTATTTAGATGGTCAGTTAGTTTCTGTTGCTAGTAGTTTAAACAGCGAACACGATTACACTTCAGGGTCTCACGGTGGTCCTTATAGTCCAGCTACATACATAAGCGGAGCAGCCTCACATAGCAACGGTAAATACGCTGATACCGAATACATAGCTAAAGACCTTACTACTTGTTTAGATGCTTTTGTTTCAGGTGCAGGGACTGTAGAAGTATTTTCTTTGACAGGAGGATCAGGGATGGGAGGTAGTACAGCTTCTAATAGATACTATTTTACAAATTTTACTTTTTCAGTCGATCAATTCGATAGTGGTACTAAAATAGGCTCAGGAGCAGGAGGAAGTTTACTTCTTGTCAGTGGAGGTGTAGTATCTTCTGTTTTAAATCACAAAGGAACAGGATATAGCAGTACAGTTTCTACTTCTGCATACGATCCAGTTACAGGTAGTGGGATGTTAGTCACTATTAAAAGAGTACAAACGAATTTCGCAAGGAACTCCAGAGATAACCAAACCGTTTTCGTAGATGAATTTAATTATCTATCAGCTGGTGTTGTTATACCTACTATATCCTCTGTTACCGTGGCTGGTTCTACCACTAAATTTACGACAGAAAGAAATGGCAGTATTATAAAAATATCAGCTGATTCTGATTTTAGAGTTAGAGTTTCTGATGGATTAGCTGACCAAGCGTTAAGTGCTATATACAAAGAAGTAGACAGTATTACTGACTTACCTAAATCTTGTTATAATAACTTCAGAGTTAAGATCATTGGAGATGCTGATATAGACCAAGACGATTACTATGTCAGGTTCAAGACTAAAGATAATGAAAACTTTGGAGAAGGTAGTTGGATAGAAGAAGTAGGGTGGACTCAAAAAGATACAGATAAAGATGTTAGCGTAGGTATTGATAGGTTTTTGGATAGAGGTACAATGCCAGTGAGATTAGTACCTATTCCAGACACAGGTAAGATCACAGGGTTTAAATTAAAAGAAGTTGAGTGGGTAGGTAGGAATGCAGGAGATGATTACAGCAATCCATTCCCAACCTTTACAGACAAGAAAATAAACGACATCTTCTTCTTTAAGAACAGATTAGGATTCTTAACTGATGACTCTGTCGTGTTCTCTGAAGCAGATGAATACTTTAATTTCTTCAGGACTACAACACAATCTCTGTTAGACTCTGCTCCAATAGATGTAGGTGTATCACACACTAAGATTAGTATTCTTAAACACGCACAAGCTTTTCAGGAGAAGTTAATGTTGTTCTCTCCGAAGACTCAGTTCGTACTGAGAGGTGGAGATTTGTTAACTCCTAAGACAGTTACTATATCACCTGTGACTGAGTTTGATGTATCGGATACTATTCGTCCGTTAGCACTTAGTAGTTATATATACTTTAACTTTAAAAGAAATAACTTTGAAGGACTGCTTGAGTACACAGTGGATAATAACACTGAGACTTATAATGCAGCTGAGATAACAGAACAGATAAACAAGTATATACCTACTAACATAGTCAGGATGGAAGGTAGTGCAGCTGAGAACATGGTGGTTGTACAATCAGATAGTGACTATAAGAAGCTGTATGTATATAAATACTTTTGGCAGGGAAGAGAGAAGATACAGAGTTCCTGGATGACTTTCTCCTTTGCTAGGAATGTTAGAAGTTTCTTCTTTATTGAAGCTACACTTTATGTCATAACCACCGATTCAGTAGGGACTTATATAGAAAAGATACCAATGGAGAATGGACTTGTTGAGAGTGACAGGGACTATACTTTATTGTTAGATAGTAGGATTGCCAGTTCAAATGCTACCTATGTCAGTTCTATTGCTTATACTAGGAGTGGTGGATCAGGTTTGAGCTTTAACGGTACTACTCAATTCGATGTTACTAAGATAGTATCCACTGGAGGATTTGTATTCAGAGAGGGTATGGCAGTGTACACAAAGAATGGTAACAGAAGAGCTTTAACTATTAGTAACTCTGTTAATACAGAAGCTATAGTTGATGGTAGGTTAGTGGCTTATGTTAGTTACAGTTCTGATTCTTTAGTACAATACAACGGTGTTAAATACATCTGTACACAAGCACATACATCAGACTCAGCTAAACAACCAGGAACAGGAGCAGACTGGACATCGTATTGGAGGAAAGTAGATACAACATTATCAGCTGTAGATTGGGCTTTAAGTCAGAGTTACACTAAAGAAATTTATTACAAATGTATCGCAGGACATACTTCATCTTCTTCTATATTACCTACTGATGTATCTAAATGGCAGGTAACTTCAGAAGTTGTAAGTGCTCCTCTTTGGTCCGATCAAAACTATGAGTACCTAAGCGATAAGGACTTCTTCATAGGATTTGAATATGATATGTTATACAGGTTCTCTAAGCAGAACTTAAAACAACCTACAGAGAGAGGTGGACGATCTGCATCTGATTATACATTCCAAACTATTCGTAACGGTAGTATTGAATATGCAGACACAGGACACTTCACTGTAGAAGTAACACCTAAATTTAGAGATAAATACACTTACACTTACAACCCAAGTTTGTTAGCCTCTGTCAGTACACTTAGTAAATTCACACCTGAGACTGGATTCTTTAAGTTTGCTGTACAAGCTCAACCTAATGATGCCACTATCGAAATTAAATCTTCTAGTGCTTTACCAGTGAAACTGTTAGCAGCAGAGTTTGAATCAACAATTATATCAAGGAGTAGAAGATATGGAGGTTAGAATAGAACCTAGTATGGCAGACCTTGATGCTCCTATGTTATATGAAGACTTACGAGAAGAGGATATGATGGAGTGTATTGGATTGATGCACCATCCTAGAGATGCAGTGTACGGATCATTTGAATCAAGCAGTAAATGCTATAGCGTCAAGACAGATCAAGACGGTCTATTAGCTTGCTTTGGAGTTAGTCCCAGAGGGAATGTAGGTATTGCTTGGTTGTTAGGTACTAGGAAGTTTTATACGATAAAGAAGAAATTTGTTAAGGAATCACAAGAGTGGATAGATGATTTGATGGATGGATTTGACTACTTAACAAACTATGTCATGGAAGCTAATACACTCAGTGTCAGGTGGTTAACTTGGTTAGGTGCTAGTTTTGAGGATTGCAATTATCC